TTTTGGAACGGCTGTCCAAACCTAGCTTGCTAGATTTAGCCACCTTTCCTGTGGATGTTAATCCCTCTGCGATGCCTACCTCTTACAGTTAACCTGCGAGGTACAGGCCCAGAAGAAAACAATAGCGGAGTGTCAAATCCGTCTGAGGATCTTGGTTTGATCCTCGGACGGCTCCGCGACGTTACCGATGGTATCGTTTTCGAAGACCCATGGGTCTCCGATTACGATTACCGTCAATTATTCGGAGCGAAGTGGAGGATCAAGAACAAATCTTCATCCTCCTCATCGCGACGAACCATAGATCGTATGACGCCCAGAATGCAAATCATTGTACTCCGGGCTCATACTTATTGGTTTAAACGGCTTGCTCCTGCGTCCCAATACAAGGTTAAGACCCTGTTGGAACGTGGGAGAACCGGATTATTAAAATTAAAAGAGATCCTCCACTACAGTGACGCTGTAGTGGTAGGTCTTCTTTTATCCAATCCTGAGAAGTTCGTTAGTGATCCTTATGAGATCACTGACAGACTTCACAACTGTGTTATAAGCAACCTCCTTCATAACTTCTTGAACTTTGAGTTGATGTTGAAGAAGTTTAGAAAGACGTTGCGTTTTCATATGTTCAATAAGCTCCCTTTTCCCTCGGAGGAATTTGGGGGTAAAGGAGCTTTTCGACATATATCATTTTACAAGAGTTTAACCATAGATGACTTGAACCTCATCTATGAGTCTAACTCTCGTCACAAAATGTACATGACCCTAATGAATTCTCAGACCCGTGCGAGCGGTCTGGCTTCAGAGGGGCTCATGAAATTGTCTCTTGCGAAGTTTAAAGAGAACGTCTCCGTTAAAAGAGAGTTCTCTCCGAACCCGCAATTAGTACAAGCAATAGACCGAGTGCTGGATCAAGTTGTAGGATCCAGTTCATACGGTTCGTTGCCAAATTTAAAGATTTCCATCTCCACATCTTCTTGTCAGGAGATAGGAAAACAAAAAGGCGGTAAGTACAAATTCGCTCAAAATATTTTGAGAGAGTTTGACTACCCTAAAGACCAGCTCGACCTCTTCTTCGATGGTGATGCGTTTACCATAGAAGGAGAGGAAGACGAATTTATAGTCTCCAAACTTCCTTACCAAACCTTTGGTGAGATCGTCTGGACGACTGCATATGCGATTTATGACGATCCGAACGTTATTCGGAAAGTCAATGTCGCTGCCGTTAGAGAAAACGGGAAGGCACGTATAGTGACTTCTGGTTCTTTCTGGAAAGATGCTTTGTTACAACCCTTTAGTCATTTAACTATTGAGATGTGCAAAGTTATTAAATGCATCTCCAATGCCTTCCAAGCCGCAAAGCATGGTTGGCAATGGATTCGCGATATTGAGGACTTCCAGCCCTTGAAAGATTCGTCTTTCGAGGGCTGGAAGGCCTACTGTTCTGACTGGGAGAATGCCACCGATGCTCCTTCGCCTGACAGCGGAAGAGCTATCGTCGGCAAACTCCTGGAAAAGATGCTTGTCCCCGACCACGTAATACAGGTTCTTATGAATACGTGGTTGGGTGACAAGGTCGCTCGTGTGTCTAGGAATTCTTCCTTCATAATCAGGAACGGAATTATGATGGGAGATCCATTGACCAAAACTAATCTTTGTCTTGCGCACCCTATTTGTTTAGAGTATGCGAGAATCCAGATTAAAAGAATAGACCCTCTCTTCCCCTTTGCCGCCTACGGGCACGGCAACGGGGATGACTTGGCCTTTATTTTCAACCACCCGCTGTTTCCTAGGCTTTACTCGGAAGCGGCGGGTCGGTTGGGTTACAAAGAATCAGTCCTCGACACTTTCGTGTCTGAGGATTGGCTCTTCTATTGCGAAGAGGCTTTTCACATACCGAAACATTCACGTAACTATGTTTCGATATCTCAAAAGCACAAGAATATCGACCTACTACCTTATCTTGATTATCCTAGGATAAGGTTGTTGATCGACACACAAAAAGACAGGGAGGACTTCTCAAGTAGCACACTCGGGAAGTTCACTCTTATCGGGAAGGAAGTTAACTTCCTTCCCGATGACTCTGTTCTTTACAATTTCTATCAGTTTGCGAGTGCCATGCAAGATGTCTTGCTTGATATTCACAACTGTCCTGATTTACCAATCGCGCCTCACCAACTTCTTGGAGTTGGTAAGCCGCCTATTGGCTTTAGTGTAGATTCTCTCAAGAATTTCCTCAACCGGTCCTCGGATTGGAAGAGAAAGCTCTTGAAACGAATTATATACGAAGAGGTGTTTGAAGATCGAGTCTTACTATCCTTCCGGGGTATAGTCGGACTTGGTCAGAAACACTTTGCTGATGAGTCGATCGCCGAGATATATTCTATCCCGGCGGACGACAAAATTAAAGATCACATCCTGGTGAGGAAAGAAAATGTTCCTTCTTTCCCACCAGGTGTCATCGAACGTTTAGTAGAAGGAGGCCACCTCTGTTACGAAAGTGGCCTCCTTAAATACTATCTTATGAATAGGAGATTCAAAGGGCTCAGAGAGAACGCCCAGAATTTCTCCTTATTTGATACGTTGAAGGTTGAGCTCGCTCATGTGGAGGAGCCCGACCTAGACGATTATATTTTGGAACTCTTCCTCGAAAGATGGCAAAAACGCGCTTATTCTTTCAAGAGAGTTATTCCAGAAGATGTATATGATGTCCGAACGGTTCGCGAACTCCTGGTTCGCGATCCGATCCGCATCAATGATATTGGGTTTGACCTAAGCGGAA